GGCAACCAAATCATTAAAGGTAATGTTACACTCTCTGATAAGATTGTGCATCAAGTTAGCAGACCATCTAACCAACAATGATGATCCTGAAGGAGCATATGCTGAATTACCAACAGCAGGAAAGGTAACTCTCAACCAAGTATGAAGCAAATAATCACCAGCACGTGAAACGCTGACAGACCAATCTTGGCCGAATTGAGGAGTTCCAGAAGAGTTGGAAAGTACTACTGGAACTTGGGTAAACCAAGTTGATTTTCTAGTTTCGCGAACGAAATAAGCTGTAGCTTCGAGAGTACCGTAAAGGTATCTTTCAATTTCATCAAAGGTAGCAAGGTCGATAAAACCAGAAGTAAGGTTTGAAGTTGTCAAGGACATTTTATTATATACAAGATATTATTTTTAAATAAAAATTTATTTAAAAAAAATAATGGGCTTAAATGAAAAGATAAAAAAAGAAATATGTGTTCTAACGATATAGATATACTGGTCATAGACGACAATATAAGGAGACAGTTCGAGCGAGATTACAATGAAATACCTATATACCAAGACAGGTTGAATGGCATACTAAAGATACTGGAAACACCCAACTTAAATATAAGATTAAGAGAAATCTTATTGACCAATAGAGACCAAGTTGTCAATAAGATTCATAATTTAGAGATTAAAAGAGATTATAATTTCTATCTATTTGAAACATTGTCTATCATTGAAACTTACAAGGAGATTCTGAAGATACCTCTAAAATTGACCTTTATTGGCAAGCCTAAAAAGAGTAACGATGAAAAGAAAAACCTAATAGCACGATACTTATCTGTTGCTAGGAACTACTACGATATAAGCAATGTCGAAAACAAGGAAGATGAAAAAACATCTTTTTCAATATCATGTTCGAACTGTGAAAATGTAAATAGTAATCTATTCGATATTATCGATAATAATATCTACATTTGTAACGTCTGTTTTAATCAGCAAATTGTCATCAAATATAATTCATCTTATAATGATATCGACAGGGTGAATATAGCTTCTAAGTATATCTATATACGAAAGGTTCACTTTAGAGATTGTATTAATCAATATCAAGCCAAACAGAATAATACTGTTCATCCTGATGTATATAGAGATTTGGAAAGAGAGTTTTTCCAACATCATCTTCTATTAGGTGATGAGAATACTCCAAAAGAGATTCGATTTTCAAGGGTAACCAAAAAGCATATTCACATATTTCTGAAAGAGCTTAACTATTCAAGTCATTATGAGAACATAAATCTAATTCATTATGTTATGACAGGAGTAAAGTCAGTTGATATAAGTCATTTAGAAGAGCAACTACTAGATGATTTCAATGTTCTAACTGAGTTATATAGCACAATTAAGCATATCAAAAGGAAAAGTTTTATTAACTCACAGCACGTTCTGTATCAGCTTCTTCGTAGACATAAATTCCCTTGTAATAAGGATGATTTTATAGTATTAAAAACAACTGATAGGAAGTGTTTCCACGATGAGATAACAAAAGAGTTGTTTGAGACTTTAGGGTGGAACAGTGAACCATATTTTTGAATTACAATTCAGTTTGATTTGTAATTTTACTTATTTCTAATTGAAACTGTATAACAATTTAAATTAGAACAAAAGCATCGTCGAATATTTTTTTACAATAGGGAGATATTTGTAGATATAATGAATTCCAATTAATTCGCGGTCTCCTTCCTTGCTTACGTTGGTCGTCAAATGTTTGTGTCTTATTAACCTTTATATTTTTCCATTCATCAGACACATATTTAAGTTCAACTCGATAAACAATATATCTAGCGTCAAGAAAGTATATTTCATCCCATTCAGAAGAAGGAGTAAACGATATTGGTCCATCTGATGTAAAACATTTACACTCTAATTTACCTCTTACTTTTGATAAGAGGTCTCCATTTTAATTATTAATCAATAAAGGAACTAATCGATTAGCTATTAAACTAACAATTGGAACTGATACTGCATTTCCAGCTAATTTATATAGATTCATATCTGATAATCCAGATAAATTATAAGTTGATGGAAACCCCTGAAAGTTAAAACATTCTCTTGGAGTTAACTTTCGAATTCCTTTATTATCTCTAACTATAGGAACGTTATGTCCACCAGAACCCATATTTGCAGTTAGAGTCGGGCATTCATTACTCTTATTTTCTCGAACATATACACGTCGATATTGATATACAGTACCTATTTTAATATCTGCATTCGATAGTAGTTCCCAAGTACTAGAACTGTTGGTATAGTAATATTTGTTTTGAATATTCTCTTCCAAAAATTCAGTTATTTTCTTTTTCTTTTTCTGTTCAAATTCAATACTGAACTTATTAAATACATCTTTTGATTTAATACATACTATGTATATCCTTTCTCTATTCTGTGGAATTCCAGTCAATTGTGATGTGTTCAAAATACGATAGCATACTGAATATCCTCTTGATTCTAGATTTTCTAATATTGTTTTAAACGTATTTCCATTATCGTGAGATACTAAATTCTTTACATTTTCCAATATGATACAGGCTGGTTTATGATGTTCTATAATAGATAATATCTTCCAAAATACATTTGACCTTTCATCGTTAAATCCTTCTTGATTACCAGCTATAGAGAACGGTTGGCATGGAAATCCACCGACAAGAATATCGTGACTTGGAATCATATTGTTTTCAATATCATTTAAATTAGCGCATGTTAATTGATGTCCGAAGTTATTATTATATATAGTTTCTGAATGTTTACTCATATCATTTGCAAATACAACATCAACTAATCCTGTATTCTCAAACGCATATGTGAATGCTCCTGTTCCTGAAAATAAATCAATCATTTTCAATTTAGCCTCTTGTTTAGCCTCTTTTGAATGTCTCCCACATACTCTTTTCCCATCACTCCTTACTAATTTAACCTTATATTTACATTTTAATCCCGTAGATTTAACATATTCTTCGCAAATAAGTATTGTTGTCATTTAATTATCCAACTAAGTTATTATTTAAATTCAATTTCATATTGTAATTTAAGGCTGAATCAAATAGTATTAAAATTAATAATGTGTGGAATTTTAACTATACTTTGCGAAAATGAACAAAACCAGCTTGATATGGTAATGAAAAGTTATGATATGTTGAGTAATCGAGGACCCGATTGTGGTACCTTGATTATGAATAGACAAATGATTCTTGGATTTCGTAGGTTAACTATTAACGATATGACTACAAAGGGCAATCAACCTTTTCGAGATGGAAATATCAGATTACTTTGTAATGGAGAAATTTATAATCATCGTGAGCTCGAAGAGACTTACGGTTTGCAATGCGAATCAAAAAGTGATTGTGAATGTATATTACATCTATATAAGATGTTCGGTTTCACAAGAACAATTGAACTATTAAATGGAGATTTTGCAATTGTATTAATTGATGGTGAAAGAGTGTATTTTGCGCGAGATTGTATTGGTGTCAGGCCTCTTTTCTACGGATTTACTAATGATAACAATTTTGCTGTTGCTTCATATGCAAGAGCGCTTACTGGTTTCTGTAAAGAAGTCGTTCATTTTCATCCTGGAATTGGAGAGTATTATAAAGGAAATATTGTAACAGAAACATATGCAGATATGTTTAATAATATTTCACCTTGCTTTTTGAATGTAAATGAAATACGTAAAACAATATATGAAACTTTAACAGAAGCAACAAAATTAAGATTAATGTCGGAAAGACCAGTTGCTTGTTTATTGTCAGGAGGATTGGATAGTTCTGTTATTGTCAGTATCCTGTGTAAACTGATAGGACCTCAAAATGTCCGAACCTATTCAATTGGAATGGAAGGTTCAATTGATTTAAGATATGCAAAAGAGGTTTCTAATTTCTTGGGGACAGTTCATACGGAAGTGTTATTTACTCCAGAAGAAGGGATTGCTTGTATTCCAGAAGTGATTAGAGATATCGAAAGTTATGATATTACTACTATTCGTGCTAGTGTTGGAATGTGGATGTTAGCACGATATATTAGTAAGAATAGTACTGATATTGTAATATTGTCAGGTGAAGGTTCAGATGAGTTATTTTGTGGGTATCTCTATTTTCATTATGCGCCGTCTGCAGAAGAGTTGGAAAAGGAGAGTTTTCGTTTGGTTGATAGGCTGTATGAGTATGATGCATTACGAGCTGATAGATGTGTATCATCTCATGGTCTTGAATTGAGAGTACCCTTCTTGGATAAGAATATGGTGAAACTATGTTTATCAATTCCTGGAGACATTAAATCCCCACAACAAAAGATGGAAAAGCACGTTTTAAGAACGTCATTTGTAGATTCATTTCTCCCTGATAATGTGTTATGGAGACGAAAGGATGGCATGTCTGATGGAGTTTCTGGTCTTGATAAGAAATGGTATCAGCATATTCAGGAGTATGTCGATACCATTATCACAAATGATGAATATGAACCATATAGGAATCGGTTTCCAAGCAAGGAAGCTTATTACTACAAAAAGGTATATGATGAACAGTTTCCAACCTATCAACCAGTATATGAGTACTGGTTACCAAGGTGGGTTGAACATGGAGGTGACCCGTCTGGTCGAATTCTAACGGTCTTTAATGAATAATTGAAATATGTGGTTTTGAATTTAAAATCAAATTCAAAATCTGATAAATGATATCTCTTCTTTCTGTTTGTAGTAATATATTTGAATTTGTTTTTTTAATATTTACTATATATAAATGGAAACATATGAATATGAAGAAAATAATATGGAAACAAATGAATATGAAGAAAATAATATGGAAACATATGAAGAAAATATGGAAAATCCATATGAAGAAAATATGGAAAATCAATACGAAGAAAATAATATGGAAACATATCAATATCAACAAAATAATATGGAACAAGGCATGAGAAATTACCAGAATTACTGCAATAGTGTTCGACCTGAGAGAACTCAGTTCGATAAAAACATGCAAAATATGTGGTGTCCTAGTTGTTGTGGACCTACCGGACCTACTGGTCCTACCGGACCTACCGGACCTACTGGTCCTACTGGACCTAATGGTAGAAATGGTAGATATGAAGGACTTAATACTGCTAGATACAGTTCTGCGGTTGAAGAATTGGATTTCCGTGGTAATGTTAAGGTCGCAGGTGTAAATTAAGAATCTAATAAATTAAATTGTTTTGCAATTTAATTTATCCAAAAGTATTTTCGCTCGAGATGTAAGAATACAAAAACATATCTTTATCTTTGAATCTATCATATATAATACTCATTGGTTCTGAAGTTGGAGGTAGTTGATTATCGAAGAATATAAAAATAGCTCGTTCTGAGTTCAATTTCATCCTTTTTCTCAGTATATAAATGAATTGTCCTACACTCAGTTCTTGAGGTACTAAATACTTACTTTTATCAAGAGGAGGAATACTAAGCCTAGATGAAGGATGAATTTCAACTATAACCGGTATTCTAGATGTAAACTTATTCATTATGTTTTGAGCTTGTTGTAATCTGATTTCGAAAGTATGCTTTTTTTTAAATTCGTGCAAATCTTTATTCATTTATTATAGATGAATAAACAATTATTTTACCATTGATATAGATACTAATAATATATTTAAATACACTCATACTCAACCGTATGCTTTATCAAATATAACACATATCAGTTCATAATTCATGGGAGAAAATGATAAAGCATAGAATTCTAACTCTATAGCGATAAATTCAGTTTACAAAAGATTTATGATACAATTCAAAAATTAAACTGTAAAATGATTTTTGTCTAAATAAGTTTGAATTTAGGTTTATTTTTAATAGTAAAATAATAACTAAGAGAAATGATTCCTCCTACCAAAGAAACGACTCCGACTTCCATCAAAAGATTGTTATTCATTTATATAATTTGAATTTAATTAAATTCAAATTTGAACTGATTTTAATTAGAAGAAACCAATTGAACGATATTTTCTTCTACCCTTTGAACATCGGCACCCATAATAGTATCTACAAGATTTCCATTAAGATAGAAGTGAAAGCAAGGTACTGCTTGTGGTTTCACTTTAAGTCTTTGATTTGGTAAACTGAGTTCGGCGTTCTCTTTAACAATACAGCAAACACCCTCTCGGTGATATTTGTTGTATAGTTCATTCAAAGGACCAATAATCATTTTACAAGGTCCACACCAACTTGCATAGTTATCAACTACGACTACTTTGTAGTTATTCAAATATTTTTCACGGTCGGCATTTGAAGTGATTTCAGGTAGAATAGAAGTTTCTACCTTTTGCTCGGGGGGAGCGAGAGTTCTTAATGTAGCGTAAGACATTTTATTTAACGACTATATAGAAATCTTTAAATGCAATATAAAATTATATTGCATTTATTATTTGATTCAAAATATGCTCCTACAACTACAACCACCTCCTCCGTTAACACCGCTAACCTGTCCTACTTGACCTTTATATACAGCACCATTCTCAACGCCGTTATTTACAGCGCCATTCGGTATAATGGCAGAACCATATAATACATTTTTACCATCACCGATGTAGTCTTTCCATTCAGGAAGAGACATAGTAACTTTAGGTTCATATCCCTCTGTAATTTCAGGTTCAAAAGGTTTACATGTCCAAGTATTTTTTAGAATAGAATAATTCATTTATTAATAAGAATATTAATAATAATCGTCTATAGTATGCATTCATAATTGGTTGTCAGTCTTGAAAATATAAAATGTAAATACCATTCAACTTTATTGGTAAAGAAATTAGGATATGATTATTCTAAATCAAACGATAATAAATTATTTTATTATAGTTTAAAATTCATCTGTATCTGGAAAGAAGTTGGGAGGTCGATTATCTCCAAAGATAAACAAGCCTGATTTATAGTATGAAGTACCACAGTTCCATCCTGAATTCCTTACATCTTGAAGGATACGTGTAACATATCTATCTGTATCAACTTGTTTCCGTAAGTTGTACTTCTTGAAGAAAGCACCCATGTCAAAGTAATCATTTTCGTCAAAGTTTCGAACCATAAGGAACTTGTAAATCTTACGCTTTAAGGTTTCATAGATAAATTCTTCTCGGTCTTGAGGTGTAACTCGGTCTCGTTGGAATTGCATTTATAACTACTGTATTATTTTTTAAGTTTTATTTGTTTGTATAATATAAAATGGAATCCAAAAGTGATATTGATATACTGGCTAGGATTAAAAGAAGAGGGGAAGTTGAATTGATTAATCTTTTATCAACTCCAGTGAAAAACAAATTGATTAGTGTTTCTGATTATGCAGTTCAACACAATATTGGAAATAAACAATTGTCGATGAATATCTTGAATAATTTAAGTCTTGAAGATATCTATCTAAATGTAAAACAAAGGAGAAATCTGGCTCTAAATTTATCAAAAAGCCTTAAGGTAATTAAGAAGGCAGAAGAGGGAAAGCAATGTAAAGATGTATTATCAAAATATATTACCTTTAAAAAAACATTGGGTTCAGGGTCTTTTGGAGAGGTATCTTTAGGTAGTTTGATACATAAGGTAAGTAATACTAATGTTTACAATCGGTTTGATTTTGCAGTCAAAATGGCAAGACAACTAAAAATTGCAATTTCACCTGAATATCATATTGCAAATTTGATGAATAGATTGGTATTAGACAATAGAGCTCAAAACTTACCTATTATGATGGATTCATATACTTGTGATAGATGTTCTTTCGGAGCAAAAACAATCACGACTAAGAGTGCTAAATGTATATTTTCTGTAAGTGAAATAGCAACAGGTGGAGATATGGTTGAATGGCTTTCTTCAAATCCAACTGAAGAGGCCCTTGATTCTGCCTTGTTTCAAATTATGGCTGGCATACATGCTTTACAACACTATTATTCGATAGTCAATACTGATATCAAGGCTCAAAATATACTCATTTACAATGTCAATCCAGGAGGATATTGGAAATACACAATATATGGCATGGACTTTTATGTTCCTAATGTCGGTAAACTGTTTATAGTTAATGATTTTGGAATAGCAAAAATATATTCACCACAGTTTAAATATTCAAATGAACTTAAAAAAAATGATTTAACGTCTTTAGGTGATAGGACATTCCTGATAAATAATAATAGATTTGATGCATTGAAGAATCCTTTTGTAAAGGCTGCAAAAATTCAAAAGTATGATTCAACTGTAGTTAGATGGGATGATGGTTCTACAATCAATATAAATAGAGTATTATTTAACCCTCATATAAACAAAATCATTTATAATCCAATATTAACAAACGAACAAAAGGACTTGATTGGTTTTGATTCTACTGATTTGAGATTCTATGATTCTCAATTGGCTCCGCCTTTAGAATTTATGGTTGATACACAGGATGTTTTAAGGCTATTTATTAGTGGGAAACGAATGTACCAGACATCTGAACACGTACGATATAAATTGAACCAACAGTTTATCAATCGAGTGAAAAGGTATAATTTAAATAGTGGTGCAAATACAAGTTATCATACATTCTTAATGACAAATGTAGTTCAATCGACAGACTTATCTAAGATGCTATCAGGATATTTCCTGATTGATTACTTTACCAAACAAGTCAACTATACAGTTCAAAAGAGTAAGGACGAGATTATTAGTCATATTAGAACGAGTTAGAAGCAATTGAAATCTAAATTGAAAATAGCAATATTTATATTTTTAAATACAAATATGGCAAATAATAATATGACAAATGAAATTAGAATTCAAAGTTTAAATTGGGATGTTGGTATTCATACTTCTTTTGAAAAGAAGATTTCCAATACACTACGAATAGCGATAGAAATGGGAACCTATTCAACCCAGTTCTTTATGGGTAGTCCAAAGAGTTATAATCGACAGAGAATATCTGATGATGATATAGAAGAAAGCAATCGAATGATAGATAGATTTCCTATGAATATCTTTACTCATTTCCCCTATATAGCAAATCTTAACGGTTCCGTTTCATCTTTAGCTTGGAATGGTGATTCTAAAATTGATGCTACAACCACTTTGATGTTAAATGAACTACAGTATGAATTATCTACCATTTCGAGATTGAATTCAATGACAAGTGGTGTCGTTATACATCCTGGTTGTTATCCGGACAGAGTAGTCGGATTAAACACTATCGCAAAAACGATAAATAAGATTGAGTTCAAGGGAAAAACAAAGTTGCTTTTAGAAAATTGTGCTGGTGAAGGTAGAAAGTTATGTAAAAACTTTTCAGAATTCAAAGTGATTTACAATTCGATTTATAAAGAAAAGTTGAATAATGTCGGTTTTTGTGTTGATACAGCTCATATATGGGGAGAAGGTCTTTATGACCTTAGAAGCATTGATGAAATAAAAAGAATGTTTATTGAGTTTGACAATGAGATTGGAATGAAGAATTTAACACTGATTCATTTAAATGATAGTGAAGTACCATTTGGTTCAAAAAAAGATAGACATTCAGTATTGGGAACTGGATATATATGGGGTTCAGATATATCTTCTCTAGTCTACTTATTGAATTATTGTAAGGAAAACAGTATTCCTATGATACTGGAAACCAATTGTATGAGTATGAATGTATTACAACAGATTCAATGCGAATAAAGAATAATTATATTTTATATTGTTAATCAATATAAAATTTCACGTAATATTTGAACGGTGTTTCTCTTTAGAAAAATACATTTATTCCGAAGTTGATGATAATGAATAAGTTGACGAAGATACAATAGTTAAACATGAATTCTTTTGTCGACCTAATTTCAGTTATCTCTGCTGGTGTTATATATGAATTATTTTTAACCAAACTTCCAATAATAGTGACCATAACGATTACAAGAAGGAATGCAGTCTCATTATATAGATAATCTTTCTTCTCCTTTTTCATCGCGGTTAAAATGAAAATGCTTATACCTGTCATAAATGACATACTTAGGATACCTTGATTGATGTTTTCAAACTTTGATTTTTCAATCTCAAAAGTACCGTTCTCATCATATATGCTGAAATAGTATGATATATAACTCATCAATATGGTAAAAAATAATAAAGATTTAACGAAAGCTAGCTTCTCATTTGTTCTGTTACAATAGTAGATAATACTGGTTATTACAACAGTAAAAATCAATCCAACAACATAAAGTGGTTTCCCACTTGTATCGTTATAATGATTGTATGTATAATCTTTCGTAATATTTTTAATTGTATATCCTGATGACAATGTCCCTTTATTTCCTAAACCATCATCATATTGCATAACGATTGATTTTCTTTCTACTATCTTGTCGAATACAGGGTCATACCAATAAAACCTGAATATCGAGAATGGAGTTTCCCCTGCAAGAAAGAATTTTTTAATCAATTGAGAATCAGTCTCAACATGATTAGAAATGAATCTTTGGTTATTAAAATTTATCATATCTTTCCAAGTATGGTCAACGTAGCTATCTTCAGGATATACTTTCAATTGGAAATTCTCATTTGCTGTATTGGGAATATAACGCCATATTTGCATCCAATACTTCATTGAATCATCAGTAGGATGC